AAATACTTTTTGGTTCCATATGAAGCTAACAATAGACCAGATAAATAAAATACCTGATGTTCAGGCTAGAGAAAGATTAAAAGCAGATATCTTACAAGGATATGAAAATCAAAAAGCAGAAGCTGCAAGAAATGATTTTTTAACCTTTGTCAAAAGAATGTGGCCACAATTTATTGAGGGTCAGCATCACAAAGTAATATCTGAAAAATTTAACCGTGTTGCACGGGGCGAGTGCACTCGTCTTATAATCAATATGCCACCAAGACATACTAAGTCTGAGTTTGCATCTTATTTTTTACCTGCGTGGATGATTGGCCGTTATCCGAGTTTAAAGATTATTCAAGCAACACACACGGCAGAGCTTGCAGTAAACTTTGGTCGTAAAGCAAAAAATTTAATTGACTCAAAAGAATATCAAGATCTTTTTGCAACGAGACTTCAAGAAGACTCAAAGGCAGCAGGACGATGGAACACGGAACAAAAGGGAGAATACTTTGCAGTCGGTGTCCAAGGTGCGGTAACCGGTAGAGGTGCTGATTTGTTAATAATAGATGATCCACACTCAGAGCAAGATGTAAACTCACCCAATGCATTTGAAAAAACTTACGAGTGGTATACTTCAGGACCAAGACAAAGACTTCAACCAGGTGGAAGAATTATTCTGGTCATGACAAGATGGTCAAAAAAAGATTTAACAGAGATGTTACTTAGTGCACAAAAAGAAGAGAAAGCAGATCAATGGGAGATAATAGAATTTCCTGCAGTCATGCCATCAGGTAAACCTGTTTGGCCAGAGTATTGGAAGTTAGAAGATCTCGAAGCTGTCAAAGCATCTGCAGGAGTTAATAAATGGAATGCACAGTATATGCAAAATCCAACCTCGGACGAAGGAGCTTTGATTAAACGAGAGTGGTGGCAAGATTGGGAAAGCGAAGAGTTACCTGTTCTAGAACATGTAATACAAAGTTATGATACAGCGTTTCTTAAAAAACAAACAGCGGATTATTCTGCGATTACTACATGGGGTGTGTTTAGAAAAGATGAAGACTCACCACAATCAATTATATTAATTGATGCTGTAAAAGGTAGATATGAATTTCCAGAATTAAAAAGATTAGCATATGAACAATATAAATATTGGAATCCTGAAACAGTTTTGATCGAGGCAAAAGCAGCAGGGCTACCTTTGATATTTGAATTAAGAAGAATGGGAATTCCTGTTGCAGACTTTACACCTAGTCGTGGTAATGATAAACACGCAAGAGTAAACTCAGTTGCACCGTTGTTTGAATCTGGTAGAATATATGCTCCTAAAGAGAGAGAATTTGCACAAGAAGTAATTGAGGAGTGTGCTGCGTTTCCGTATGGTGAACATGATGATTTGGTTGACTCCACTACCCAAGCTATCATGAGATTTAGAGATGGTGGACTAATTACTCATCCAGAAGACTATCAAGATGAGCCACAACCGAGGAAGAAATATTCTTATTATTGGTAATGACATTTGTATTTAAACATCCTAGTAAATATACTAAACCAAAAAAACTAACAACCACAATACCACCCGAATCAGGCCCACAATCACAAGGCTTGAATATTGATTATAATACTGTTAAAGAGGTAAGATCGGAGAAAAACTATGGCAATAGACAAAAGCCTGCCAAACAAAAAGGTTGAATTACCTGGGGCAGAGGAAAAAATTGAAGAGCAAATAGAAATTCAAGAGCAGCTACCAGATGCAGGTGATACAGAAATCACAGAGTTAGAAGATGGTGGCGTTGAAATTAATTTTGAACCTGGAGCATTTAGCCAAGAACAAGGTGAAAGTCATTTTGATAATCTAGCAGAGTTACTACCGGAGGAAACATTAAATCCTCTTGGTTCAGAATTATCGCAAAACTATCAAGAATATAAATCTTCAAGAAAAGAGTGGGAAGATAGTTATGCAAAAGGTTTAGATCTTTTAGGATTTAAATATGAAAATAGAACAGAACCTTTTCAAGGTGCAAGTGGTGCCACACACCCTGTGCTTGCTGAGGCTGTTACACAGTTTCAAGCATTGGCATTTAAAGAATTGTTACCTGCAGATGGACCTGTAAGAACAAGAACTGTTGGAGCACCGACTCCACAAAAGAACGATCAAGCTAATCGTGTAAAAGAATTCATGAACTATCAACTCATGGATGTGATGAAAGAGTACGAACCAGAATTTGACCAAATGCTTTTTTATCTCCCTCTTAGCGGTTCTGCGTTTAAGAAAGTTTACTATGACGATCTCTTAGGCAGAACCGTTTCTAAGTTTGTACCGGCAGATGATTTGATAGTACCCTACAATGCAACTTCATTAGAAGATGCGGAGGCCGTGATCCACCGTCTTAAAATCTCTGAGAATGATCTAAGGAAACAACAAGTAGCTGGATTTTATAGAGATGTAGAATTACCAAAACCATATTCACCAGAAAGTGAAGTAGAGAAAAAAGAAAGAATGTTAGAAGGAACTAAAAGAAGTTTCAACGAAGATATGTATACGCTTCTTGAATTTCATGTCAATTTAGATTTAGAAGGGTTCGAGGACCGTGGACCTGATGGCGCTGAGACAGGAATTAAACTTCCATACATTGTAACAGTAGAAGAAGGCACAAGAGAAATTTTATCAATTAGAAGAAACTATGAAGTAGCGGATCCTAAAAAACAAAAGATTCCATACTTTGTACATTTTAAATTTTTACCTGGTTTAGGTTTTTACGGATTTGGTTTAATTCACATGATCGGTGGATTATCTAGAACAGCAACATCAGCTCTTAGATCTTTGCTTGATGCAGGAACATTATCTAATTTACCTGCAGGATTTAAAATGCGAGGTATTAGAATTAGAGATGATGCTCAGTCTATACAACCAGGAGAATTTAGAGATGTAGATGCACCAGGTGGTAACATTCGTGACTCATTCATGACGTTACCTTTTAAAGAACCATCTGCAACTTTGTTACAGCTTATGGGTGTCGTGGTTTCTGCAGGACAGCGTTTCGCGTCAATAGCAGATCTTCAAGTTGGAGAGGGTAATCAACAAGCGGCCGTGGGCACGACAGTTGCGCTGTTGGAACGTGGATCGAGAACTATGTCAGCGATCCACAAAAGAATTTATGCTGCACTTAAAAATGAATTTAAGTTGATGGCAAGAGTATTTAAATTATATTTACCTCAAGAGTACCCATACGATGTTGTAGGTGGTCAAAGGATGATTAAACAACAAGACTTTGACGATAAGGTAGACATCATTCCAGTTGCAGATCCAAACATTTTTTCTCAGTCTCAAAGGATCTCTATTGCCCAAACGGAACTGCAGCTGGCAACATCTAATCCACAATTACATAATATGTATCAAGCTTATAGAAATATGTATGAAGCTTTAGGTGTAAAAAATATTGATAACATTTTAAAAGTTCCACAAAGACCCATGCCAATGGATCCTGCAGTAGAACATATACAAGCTTTAGGTGGTCAACCGTTTCAAGCATTCAAAGGACAAGACCATCAAGCACATATCACAGCTCATTTAAATTTTATGGCAACAAACATGGCAAAAAATAATCCTGCAGTAATGGCATCACTACAAAAAAATATTTTTGAGCACATATCTTTGATGGCATTAGAACAAGTTGAGATAGAATTCCAAAATGAAATTATGCAATTACAACAAATGCAACAAAATCCTCAAATGATGCGTGATCAAATGGCTCAACAACAAGTTATGGATTTAAATATGACTATTGAAGCTAGAAAAGCTATCTTGATTGCTGAAATGATGGAAGAGTTTATGAGAGAAGAGAAAAAATTACTTGGTGATTATGGTAATGACCCTCTTGCTAAACTAAGAGCCAGAGAATTAGACATTAGATCACAAGAAAATTCTAGAAAAAAAGATGAATCAGACAGAAGATTTGACCTTGATAAGATGAGAGCAATGATGAATCAACAAAATACTGACGAAAAACTAGATCAGAACGAAGAATTAGCAAAATTAAGAGCTAATACATCAATTGAAAAGACAATTTTAAGTAAAACATTGCCAAATGCTGATCAAATGATGCCAAATATTGACATTATAAGAAAAGAAAATTAATTTAATAAAAAACAAGGAGAAAAAATGGAAAAATTAGACAAAATAGTTCAAGTAGAAACTCCAAAAGAAAAAGTTGAGATTGATCCAAGATCAAAAACAACTGCAGACGGTGCTTTCAACTATATAGCAAAGGCCGAAGAGGTTACTGTTAAAGGAACTAAAAGAATGTTAGCAGAAAAGTCTAAAACTGCTAAAATAATATAATATTTTATGTGGTTTAGTGCACTTAAACTTGGCTTAAACGCTGCAACGCACATCTATAAGAAAAAACAAGAGACGAAGATGGCGATGGCAGACGCTCAACACATGCATGCATCTAAGATGGCTAGAGGTGAGAGCGAATACCAAGGTAAATTATTAGAAGCTAGACAGTCGGACTGGAAAGACGAGTTCGTGTTGGTCGTTCTCACGCTCCCGATATTAGTGATTGCGTGGGGGGTCTTCTCGGACGATCCTGGAGCTGCTGCAAAGATAAAAGAATTTTTTGAACAGTTCCAACAGCTACCTTCTTGGTTCACAAATTTATGGATCCTTGTCGTGGCTAGTATATATGGTATAAAAGGAACTCAAATTTTTAAAAACGGAGGAAAAAAATGAGAAATGATTACGGCGTAAAACCCAGAAAAAAAATGATGGGTGGTGGAATGGCGAAAAGAAAAATGTATAAAGAAGGTTCAAATGGAAACGGTAAAGTTCCAAATAAACTAAAAGGTTTTTCTAAATTGCCAGAAAAAGTTCAAGTAAAAATAGATAAAAAATTAGCTAAGAAGGTATAATGGCA